CAGAATTTCAAGAAAATTGCTATTGGAGTGACAAAGCTTATAAAGTAAGAAAAACAGAGAGAGTAATTACAATAACGAATTATGAAAGGATAGAAGAATGAGAAAAATTGTTGATGATGTAAAAAACATGACCATGTGCGAACTAATGAATAATTGTATGTTTATAAAAAATGGTGATGTATGGTATAGAGATTTTAGTGAAGAAATACCTTTCAGGGATTTGATGAGAAAACTTATCAAATATCATGTTCCAGATGTGAATATAGAAGGTTAAATAATATGGACGATTATAAAAGAGGATATGAATAAGCCTTAAAAGACATTAACATGCCAATGAGTGTCATTATGAAAAACTGGAACACTTCAGAATGCCCTCGTTGTGGTGAAGTTTTTTCAGACTATAAACCATGTGATGATGATTACTATGATAGAGCAACATATTTAGAACGTTGTCCTTATTGTGGACAAAAGTTGTTATTGGGACTAAGAAAGAAGAACTTTCACGAGATAATCGAAAGGTAGCAGGTAAGATAGATTGAAAGGAAGAGAAGAAAATGAAATTTTATAGAAATTATAAAGATATAGAAAAAAGATACAAAGAGCTTCCCAAAAAAGAACTTAAAAAACTGTATAAAGGCGAAGGATTCCTTTGTACAGATGTTGTGGCAGGTAGAAAATGCCGCGACGGAGGACAATATGGGTTTTACACAGAGTATACCCCTACTAAATTAGTAGGAGTATATGAAGTGGAAAGTTCCTGTACCTGCACTTTTGACAGATGTGGGACAGGGTTCGAGGGGTATGTTATACTCCATCAGAACGAATACAGAAAATTAATAGAAGCCTCTGACAGAATAGAGTCGGAAGGGTCTTTATATTGAAATTTGGTAAATCACTTAGATAAATTGTGCTAAGAAACCATAATAAAAGTATCCAAGAGCAAAGGGCAAAACAGAAGTATCGGTTTGAACTGGTAACATAAGGGGAATTTTTATGAATAATTATTTAGCTATAATAAAACAAGAGAAGAAAAGAGAAGCACTACAAAAAAGTGAATTTAATAAAATCTCTGCCAATTATAGGGAACTATTCAAATGTTTACTTGAAAATCATTGTAACAATGATAGATTTTTGAATTTATTGTTATTTCAGAAATGTAATATTGAAAATTGCAGAATTTTTGGAAATGAAACTGAATTTTATGACACTATTCAGTCAAAAGTGAAGTTTTTTCATAAAATATATCAGTTTGAAATTTCAAAGCGAGCAATACCAGCACTAGGGTTGAGTTTTGAAATATTCTATCTTTCTACTTTTGCTCAGATATACAACAAAGAGATTTTTGATTTTGATGTAAAAGGATATTTATATATTGTTCTTCTTTATCATAGTATAAAAAAAGAAGTACAAATAGTGATATATAATGGACTGTTAAAAACTAATTTTGAAGAGTTAGCAAATAATTTAGGCAAATTACAATCGGAAAGAAGATATGCTACATCAACTTTATGTTATAAATAAAAAAGAGAAATAAATAGGTAATTAGTGATAGAATAGAAGGAGTTTTGATATGCAGTTTTTAGAAAGAAATGAAACACTAAAAATTGGTGCAGTCAAAAAAATTTCCAGATGAATTTAAAGAGATATTTATCATTTTATTGAAAAAACATTGTTGTAGTTTTTCTGATTTATTGCTTCACAAATATTGTAAAATTAAAAGTTGTAAAGTTTATGAGAATGCAGAGGATTTTTATAATAAATACAATACCATTTTTGTAAAACTTCAAAAAAAGATATATAGGTTTACAATTTGGATTTGTGACCCTGACCCATTAAATACAAATCATTCAAAAGTTTGGTTTACGGATTTCTATCAACTTTACTGCAAAGAATGTTTTAATAAAGAAACTGATTTTACTTTAGAACATTTGTATATTATTTGTTATTACGGCAGTATAAAAAAGGGAATACATATATTAATATATAATGGATTTTCAAAAACTGATTTTGATGAATTAGTAAACAATACAAATAAATTATAAAAATACAAAAAGGGCTTCCGCCCTCTCATACGTCAATAAAATTATATCATAGTATGAATGGATAAACAATAGGGGGCGGAAGTTTTGATAAGTAAAAAAGAAATGGAAGCGGTCAAAAATAAAATAGAACGATATTATTATAATGAAAAGGTGATTGTGTGGAATCAAAAAGAGTTAGAAAGATTGACAAAACGTTTGCAGGAGATTGAAAAAGACAGAAACAGCCCCTTGTTGCCTGTTTCGTTATGTACGGATTTGAGGGGGATAAGATATGATAGTGTCGGAGGGAAAAGTGGAGGATTGCCACAAAGCCCTATGGATAGCAATATTGAGGCAATTTACAGAAGATTAGACAGTAATTACGAGCAGACGCAACAAAATATATTGGAGTTAAAAATAAATATACAAAAGCTAGAGGACGAAAGAAAACAAACTGAATTTTACATACATTTGTTGAATGAGGAAAGCAAAAAAATATTAGAATACAAATACAAACAAAAAAGGGTGTATTACAGATAGCATATATTATGAATTTATCAAAATCAAGTGTCAGCAGATTACTTTGTGATACTTATACAGATTTGTATAAACTAATGCATTACAATAAGGAAATATAAAAAACCTGGGACGATTTGGGAAAAAATCGGGACGATTTGGGAAAAAAACGGGACGATTTGGGAAAAAGTCGGGAATTTTTAATCAAAATATGTGTTATGATAATAGCATAGAGTTTTAAAAAAGGATAGCTAGAGTGGTTATCCTTTTTTGTTTTGAAAATATTGTAAATATAGGTGAAAAGAAATGGAAAAAACAACAAAAAATATGCAGCTTGTAGAAATTTCAAAGCTAATACCTTATATCAATAATGCTAGGACACATTCTAAAGAACAGATTACAAAGCTTCGTTCTTCTTTAAGGGAATTCGGATTTATCAATCCTGTGATTATAGATAATGATTACAATGTGATAGCAGGACACGGCAGAATAGAAGCGGCAAAACTAGAAAATATCAAAGAAGTTCCTTGTGTTTTTGTAGATTATCTTACTCCGGCACAAAAAAAGGCTTATATTATTGCAGATAATCGTATGGCTATGGATGCAGGCTGGGACGAGGAACTTTTAAGAATAGAAATTGAATCATTGCAGGCAGAAGCATTTAACATAGAATTAACAGGATTTGAAGAACAAGAAATTGCTGCTATTTTTGATAGTGTAGAGGAAGAAATACAAGAAGATAACTTTGATATAGAGGAAGTATTATCAAAGCCAAGCATAACAAAAAAAGGTGATTTATGGGTACTTGGAAATCATCGTCTTATATGTGGTGACAGTACAAAACAGCAAACATATACACTTCTTATGAATGACAAAAAAGCAAATTTAGTCGTGACAGACCCTCCATATAATGTCAATTATGAAGGAAATGCAGGAAAAATAAAAAATGATAATATGAAAAGTGATACGTTTTATCAATTTTTGTTAGACGCTTTTCGCAATATGGAGAATGTAATGGAGAATGATGCAAGTATTTATGTATTTCATGCAGATACAGAAGGATTAAATTTTAGAAAAGCGTTTGCAGATGCTGATTTTTATTTATCTGGCACGTGTATTTGGAAAAAACAAACTTTTGTGCTTGGTAGAAGTCCCTATCAATGGCAGCATGAACCTTGTTTATTTGGTTGGAAAAGGAAAGGAAAACATCAATGGTATTCTGATAGAAAACAGACAACTATATGGGAATTTGACAAGCCAAAAAGAAGCGATGAACATCCTACTATGAAACCAATTCCTTTAATTGCTTATATCATTAAAAATTCGAGTATGTCAAACTGTATTGTACTTGACCCATTTGGTGGAAGTGGCACAACATTGATTGCTTGTGAACAGACAGGGCGAATTTGTTACACAATAGAACTAGATGAAAAATATTGTGATGTGATTGTAAAAAGATACATAGAGCAGTCTGGTAATACTGAAAATGTTTTTGTGATACGAAATGGAGAAACCATTCCATTTAATCACATAGCAAATACATAAAAATGTACACAATAAATATGTAATATTGTTGTGTAGTATACTTCTTGCTATATCTTCAAATAAACGGTAACATGTGTACTACCAAAAGGAAGAAAACCAAAAATTAAAAATGAAAGGTTGGTACACATTATGAACGAAAAAATAAAAATACAGATTGCAGAAATGAAAAAACAAACAATAGGCGTTGAAATAGAAATGAACAATATTACAAGAGAAAAAGCAGCGAGTGTTGCAGCAAAATTTTTTGGCACAGGACATTATGAAAATACAGCAGCTAGAAATGGCTACTGCACTTGGACAGCTTGGGATACAGAGGGTAGGGAGTGGAAATTTCAAAAAGATGCTAGTATTGCAGGTAATGATAGTGAAAAATGTGAAATGGTAACACCAATATTACATTATAAAGATATAGAAATGCTTCAAGAATTGGTTAGAAAATTAAGAAAAGCTGGAGCAAAAAGCGATGCAACAAGAGGCTGCGGAATACATATTCACATAGGAGCAGACGGACATACTGCACAAACACTTAGAAATCTTACAAACATTATGGCAAGCCATGAAAGCCTGATAGCAGATGCTTTAAATATTGATGAGGGCAGAATACAAAGATACTGCAAAATGGTTCATCCGGAATTTTTAAAACAGGTCAACAAAATAAAACCTCAAACAATGGAACAGTTTGCTGATATTTGGTATACTTCCCATCATGCGGATTTCGATAGAACACAGCACTATAACAGCAGTAGATACCATATGCTAAACTACCATGCAACATTTACAAAAGGAACGATTGAATTTAGACTTTTTCAATTTGATGCACCAGCAGATGGAAAACAAAACGGGCTTCATGCAGGGCAGTTAAAAAGTTACATTCAATTTTGTTTAGCACTTAGCCAAATGGCAAAAACACTCAAAACGGCAAGTCCAAAACCACAGCAAAATGAAAATCCGAAATATGCCATGAGAACATGGCTGCTAAGACTAGGATTTATTGGAGAAGAATTTAAAACAGCAAGAGAATTTTTAACAAAACGACTTGAAGGAGATACCGCTTTTAGAAACGGTAGAGCAGCATAAAAATAAGTCGCCTCAATATGAGGCGACAATATACTTTTTTAGAAAGGATAGTGTCGTAATGAATAAAAGATATTATATTGCTTATGGTAGTAACTTGAATGTGAATCAAATGAAAAAAAGATGTCCATCAGCACGAATTGTAGGAACATCTGAAATTCAGAATTATGAACTGCTTTTTAAAGGAAGTAAAACAGGATATTATCTTACTATTGAACCGAAAAAGGGAGAAAGTGTTCCAGTTGCTGTATGGGAAACTACAACAGAAGATGAAAAGGCACTGGATTGCTATGAAGGTTTTCCTATATTTTATGATAAAACAGAAATGATATTGCCTGTAAAAGAAACAGGAAAAATTAAAAATCGAAAAGGATATGTTTATATTATGCATAAGAACAATCCACAAGGAATACCTAGTCAGCATTATATTGATACCTGTATGGAAGGATATTTGTATTTTGGATTTGATATAGAAATTTTGAAAAAAGCAATAGAAAAAAGTAAAAAATAGGGTACTCGAAAGAGTATCTTTTTTGTTGCGTTGCAATAGAAAACTGTTTTTTTAAATTCAAACAAATAAGGAAATGAGGTGGTGGATATGTAATGCCAAGAGCAAGAAATCCAGATTGTGAGAAAGCAGAAAAGCTGTTTGTAGAAAGCGGTGGAATGCTGAATTTAAAGGATATTGCAGAACAATTCAATGTTTCGGAGGGTACGGTTCGCTCCTGGAAAAATCGCTACAAATGGGAACAAAAATGTAATGCAACGTTGCAAACAAATGATAACAATGATTGCAACGTTGCAAATAAAAGAGGGGCAAAAAAGAATAATCAAAATGCTGTAGGACATGGTGCTCCCAAGGGTAACAAAAACAATTACAAGCATGGTATTTATGAGAAAATGCTTTTTACATTTCTATCGGAAGAACAACAGGGATTTTTTTTACAGCATGAAATTGATGAGATAGAAGAATGTAAAAGAATGATAAAGTTTTGTGATTTGCAGATATTCAAGTTTATGGAAAAAATAAAAGAGTTGGAGCAAAAAGCAGGCGGGCTTGTAGTGTCTGGTGTGAGTAAATCAAAATCAAAATTAGATGGAACACAAAGAGATATGGCAAGTGATTACACAGAAGAAAAAGTAATAACAAACACTGTAGCAGTACATGAATTGATACTCAAATACAACAACGAAATCGAAAAAGCAAAAAAACAAAAAATGAAGTGCCTGGAAATGCTTAAAAAGTATAAAGAAACGCAGAAACAAGAGCAGACAGAAGGAAGCAGTACAGAAATGGCAGATATGATTATAGAAGCATACAAACAAAGAATGGAAGAAAACAAAAAATGATTGATAAAGAAGCAATATTTTATTATGCAGAACATCCTATTGCATTTGTGCAAGACATTATCAAAGCAAAACCTGACAAAGAACAATCAAAAATATTACAAAGTGTAGCAGAAAATCAAATGACTACTGTAAGAAGCGGGCACGGTGTAGGAAAAAGTACTGTAGAAGCATGGGTAGTAATATGGTTTATGATGACAAGACCCTTCCCTAAAATACCATGTACAGCACCGACACAGCATCAGCTATTTGATATTCTTTGGGCAGAAGTGAGCAAATGGATAAGGAACAATCCCCTTTTGCAAAAAGAATTGATATGGACAAAAGAAAAGGTTTATATGAAAGGATATTCAGAAGAATGGTTTGCAGTAGCAAGAACAGCGAGCAAACCAGACGCTTTACAAGGTTTTCATGCGGATGATGTGTTATATATTATTGATGAAGCAAGCGGTGTAGATGATAAAATATTTGAACCTGTGCTTGGTTCTCTTTCAACATCTGGCGCAAAACTTTTAATGTGTGGAAATCCTACACAATTATCTGGTTTTTTTTATGATAGCCATAATAAAAACAGAGCAAGTTATGCGACATTTCATATTGATGGCAGAAAAAGCAGTAGAGTATCTCAAGATTTCGTTCAAACAATTATTAATATGTATGGTGAGGATAGTGATGTATTTCGAGTACGTGTTGCTGGAGATTTTCCATTGCAAGAAGATGACATTTTTATACCTCTTTCACTTATTGAAAGTTCTATTATGACAGAATGTTGCCTACCTCAAAAACCACATATTGTACATATTGGAGCTGATATTGCCAGATTTGGAGATGATAAAACGGTAATAGGTTACAAAATAGATGAGAAAGTAATATTTTATAAAAAGCGTCAAGGACAAGATACTATGAAAACAGCAGACGATATTATATTACTAGGAGAACAATTAGTGCAAAAATATCATATCACACAGCCAATACCCGTAAAAATAGATGATGGTGGTGTTGGTGGAGGAGTAGTTGACCGTTTAAGGCAAATCAAAAGAAATCAGCCAGAGCGATTTTGGTGGTTAGAAATCTATCCCGTAAAATTTGGACAGCGTATTAAACACAAACATTATTATGATAGTACCACTTATATGATGGCAGTAGTAAAAAAATTATTACAGCCCTATGATGAACAAGGAAATCAAAAAGCAATAGAGTTAATCCTTCCAAATGATGATGATATGGTAGCACAGTTAAGTGGAAGAAAATATTTTATTACAGAAAATAGTAAAATTAGAATAGAAAGTAAAAAAGATATGAAAAAAAGAGGAAGGTCCTCTCCAGACGAGGCGGATTGTGTATTACTTCTTTGTCTGCCAGTAAAACCGCCTAAAAAAAGAGAGGTGAGAAAAAATGTCTAAAACAAAAAAGAATGTGCAATTTAAAGTAGTAAAACAACAAATTCAAAAGTCAGACATTCCTTTACAGCTTACAGAACAGCAAATTTATCATGCTGGAGATTGGATAATGCCTGCTAATAATATGATAGGTTTGCGAAATTTAGTCAAAAATAGTGCGATATTACCACAATGTATCAGAGCATATAAAAATAATATTGCAGGATTTGGCATTGGTGTTCGATATATTGAGGATAAACAAGAAACACCTGAAATGATAGCAGAATTTAACAAAGCAACAGAAATCATAGAGCTTTTAAATATGGAACAGAATACCAAAGAAGTTTTTGAAGATGTCATAGAAGCAAGGGAAATATATGGTATCGCTTATATTGAAGTGATACGAAATATAGCAGGAGAAGTGGTACAGATTGAATTGATAAGAGATACCCCTTCTATACGAAAAACAAAACCTCTTGAACCATATATTACAACAACATATTATCATCATGGAAAAGAGTGGAAACGTAAAAAAAAGTACTGCAAATATAAACAGGAAATAGGAGGTAATACTGTCTATTTTAAAGAATTTGGTGATACACGCATTATGGATAGACGAGATGGTAGTTATATTGAAAATAACGAAACACTCGATATTACTTATCAAGCGAATGAGATTATGGAATTTACCATAGGAACAGAACCTTATGGAGAGGTACGCTGGATAGGACAAGTTTTAGGTGTAGACGGTAGTAGAAAAGCAGAAAATCTGAATCATAATTATTTTGAAAATGGCAGACATACACCTCTTTTGATTATGATAAAAGGCGGTACATTAACAGATGAAAGTTTTGAAAAATTACAGCAATATATGAATGATATTAAGGGGGAAGCTGGACAGCACGCATTTATGATATTGGAAACAGAAACAACTGACGGACGTGCAGATTTTGACCAGAGCGAAAAACCAGAAATTGAAATCAAAGAGATTGCGAATATACTGCAAAAAGATGAACTTTTTCAGAACTATATTGATAATAATCGTAGAAAAGTACAATCAGCATTTCAGCTTCCAGATATTTATGTTGCATATACCACGGATTTTAACAGAGCAACAGCACAAACGGCACAAGTTATTACAGAACAGCAAGTGTTTCAGCCAGAGAGAAAAAGCCTTGCATGGACAATTAACAATAGACTGTTAAACGGCTATCGTTTTCGATATGTAGAAGCATATTTTTTAGAACCAGATATTAGTAACCCAGATGATATATATAAATTACTTACTGTAGCAAATAATGCAGGAGGTTTGACACCAAACAAGGCAAAACAAATTGTATATGAAGCATATGGAGAAGTTTCGGAAGATTATAAAGAAGAATGGGGCAATATTCCGCTTGCATACAGCAAAACACAAACTACAGGTTTTGACAATCAGTTACAAAAACAGATTGAAAAAGCAACGTTAAATCATGATGATGCTGTTGTAGCTGTAATGAAAGAAGTTAGAAATCTTTTGCTGAAAATGGATAAGGGGGGATAATATGTATCAATCCCTTATCAAAGCGATAGAAAACTATATTATCAAAGCGAATGACAACCTTTCAGATATTTTAAAAAGAGAAGGCTATATCAAATCAAAAAGGACACTGGAATATATACAGCAAATAGAAAATGAAACAGCAGAAGTATTGATTGAACAAAGAGATTACATACTGAAGGAAATTGAAAAATCTGTTGATATAGAAACGTTTTTAAAAGAAATATGGGAAAATGTAAAAATTACTGACGTGTTAAAATTTAAAATTGCTGCTATTTTTGTAGAAAATTTGAAAGAGTTTGTTCCAGAGTTTGTAAATTACTATATTCAACAAACGGATAGACAATTGCAGCTAAAACAAGTATCTAAAAAAACGCTTTCATGGATAGATAGCTGGAGTAAAGAACTTGGAAAAATCATGCAGCTTAACAGCCACATGGAAATAGAAACTATTTTAAAAAAAGGGTTAGAAAAAGGTAGTGGTATACCAGTTATCACACGAGAAATTATGGAAAGTGGTATACGTAATGAATATTATAAAGCAAGACGTGTCGCAGTAACAGAAATTTTGACAGCACATAGGGCAGCACAGCAAGAAGGATTTATGCAAAGTCCTGCTGTAAAAGAAAAAATGTGGAAGCATACAGGAGGTTACAGAAATCAGCCAAGACAAAACCATATCCATATAGATGGACAAAAAGTGCTAAAACAAGAGCCTTATACTTTGATAGGTGCAGATGGGAATACATATTATCCTATGTATCCAGGGGATACCTGTTTGCCAGCAAAAGAAAGAATTAATTGCCATTGCTTGTCACAGTCTGTAGTAGATGATGATATATTAGGGTTGTCATTGGAAGAAAGACAGGAATTGCAAAGAAAAGCCGTTCAGGAAATGGACAATAAATGGGAAAGAGAGGCAAATGAAAGGGAAAAAGCAAAAGCTGGAATTGATGAAAATACAGTAAAATGCGATTGGCTGAAAAATAAAACTGTTGAAGAAAGAAAAAAATATTTTAAGTCTGATGCAAGATGGGCGTTATTTGAAAGTGGAGTCATACAAAATGACATAGACCTTGAAAAACTTTATAAAACAGTTACTACAGAAAAAGGTACAAAAAAAGAATTTAAAACACTGACAGAACTAAAACAAGATGGTATAATTACAGTATCAAATAAAACATTAGAGCATTCTACAAAAGGTGATTTTACAAATTTAAAAAACCCAAAAAAACCTGCTAGTGATAAAAATGGTGGAAAAATGAAAGGTGGAGGACATTCTCAGACGAATATAGATGAACTTGTACATAGAAAAATAAATTATAGAATAGAAAAAACATATAAAAATGGTGTTCGTATTGGTGGCGTGGAAGGTCATAAAACTGAAAAAAAGAGAATTGGAAATTCAGAACAGGCATGGTTTCCTAAAAGCTGGAATAATGATGAAGTATTAAAAGCTGGAACTTATGTTGCAAATACTTCTAAGGATAATGGAATGCCTAAATTTGCTGAATATAATGGTGTTCGTGTTGGAATTTTTATTGATGAAGATGGATACCCTTCTACTATTTTTCCAGACGGAAGTAAACAACCTGAAAGGAGCGATAATTGATATGGTAGATAAAGTTAAATTTTATAAAACTGTTGAAGATGAAAGAAAACTTCATCCAAACTATCCATATTATGAAAGGGATATATGGCAACCAAGGCTTGAGGCATTGGGAGAAGATGAAGATGATATTATTGAATTTATGGATAATGCAGATAGAGAAACCTTAAATAATTTGTGGTCTATTTATGATGATTTAATGGATAAATTTCCAAGCAAAAAGATGGATAAGGCAATAGATAGATTTCTTAAAAATTATCATAAAGAATTTGATACTTAATTCATAAAGCACTTACATAGGTAGGTGTTTTTTTATTGCAGAAAAGCAAAGGGAGTGAGGACAATAGAAGGAATTACAAAAGCAACAGAAATCAGCAATGCCAAAATACAGTTTGTTTCTCTTGTGGATTCTGCTGCAAATCAACGACAATTTTTATTGACGAAAGCAAAGGACAGCAAAGCGAATTTTAAAAGTTATGGCAAAATTATTAAAAAAGATAGCAAGAATCACTATGTTACAGGTATTGTGTATGAGCCTAAAAAAGAGGATACACAAGGTGATTTTATGACAGAGGAAGAAATTACAAAGGCAGCTTATTATTTTGTAAAAAACAGCAATAAAATTGATTTACAACATAATTTTGAGCCTTTGAAAGGTGCTTCTGTAGTAGAAAGCTGGATAGCAAAAGCAGATTTTCATATCAATGATGAAACAATACAAAAAGGGACATGGCTTATGACAGTTGAAATTGCAGATGATACCATTTGGGACAAAATTGAAAAAGGAGAAATTACAGGGTTCAGTATGGGAGGTTTTGGAGAGTTCGGCAAGGAGGACAAAAATTTGGAGCAAGAACAAGAAAAAGAAACAAACGAAAAGAAAGGACTATTCAAACAGCTTGCAGAAGCATTTGGACTTTCTGTTGTAGAAAAATCTGGTAAAAAAATGAGTACCAAAAATAAAGAAACACTCAAAAGTATTTATGAAAATATGGGTGCGTTTTTAAAAGAATTTGATGATATGAACGAACAAAACGAGGAGGAAAAAACAATGACACGAGAGGAAATAGAACAAATGGTAGCAGAAGCAGTTAAAAAGGCAATGCAAAGTAATCAGCCTAAACCAAAAGAACCAGATAAAACAGAAGAAGAAATCACACAACAAAAAATAGAAAAAATGGTACAGCAAGCAGTGGAAAAAGCAACAGAACCACAACAGCAACAAAATATTAGTATGGAACAAGTAGAAGAAATTATTGCAAAGGCAGTCACAAAAGCAGTAGAACCTATATTGAAAAGTGCAGGTGTACCAAGCAATCTCAATGACAACGGCAGTTTGCAAAAATCTGCAGAAAAACAACATTATATGCATGGTATTCTTTAATTGGGAAAAGGAGGAAAAACAACATGGATAACAATGCAATTATTAACAAAGCAGCAATACAAACAACAAGTTTAAGTTCTGGTTTGCTGAATCCGGAACAAGCAAGAAAATTTATACAGCAGACATTTGAAGCTACAAAATTAGGTGGACTGATTCGTAAAGAAATGAGAACGGCAAAAACAGGAGAGATTGATAAAATCGGTATTGCAAGCCGTATTTTAAGAAAAAAGACAGAAAATACGGATGATGATTACAGAGGAGAAGTCAAAACGAGTCAAATTGAATATAGCACAACAGCAGTACGTTTGCCCTGGGAAATTACAGAGGAAACATTGAGAGAGAATATTGAAGGACAGCATTTTGAAGAAGTTGTGACAAATTTAATGACAACACAATTAGGTGTGGATTTAGAAGATTTATATTTGAATGGCGACGAAGATACAGATAGTAGTAATCAAGATTATGATTTTTTAAAAATCAATGATGGCTGGATAAAACAAATTTCAAATGGTGGTCATGTTTATGACGCTTCCAGCGAAACAAGCATGAGTCTTGATTTATTTTATAAAGCATTAGCACAGATTCCGAATAAATATAATAATGGTAAACTCCGCTGGTTGATGTCCCCTAGAAGGTCACAAGAATGGGAGTTATTTTTATTGAATAAAGTGATTGGTGCAGGTGGTGCAGTACCAGAAAGTATTTACACAGCACCTGCTCGTATTCCAGCAATAGAATGCCCTGCTCTTGATGACGCTACCATATTATTAACTGACCCTAAAAATTTAATTGTAATAAACACTTATGATATGAAAATCCGTAAAACGCTGGAAGGTAAAGAGGCTATTATGAAAGACAAGCGTTTTTATGTTGCGCATTTGGATTATGACCCTATTATTGAAGAATTAGACGCAACTGCAATCATAAAAGGTTTGAAATAAGGGGGGAATTATTATGAAGTATCATTTGAAATTAAAAAAAGCACTTTCTTATTGTGGTATTGTCACTGCAACAAAAAAACAACCAGATGTATTTATAGAGGATGAAGAAATAGCAAAGCAGGCACTTGATACTGGATATTTTGAACTGGTGGAGAATCAAGAAGAAAATACAACAGTATTACCTATCAGTAAAGAACAACTTGAAAAAATGAAAATAGAGGATTTAAAAAGTATTGCAGAAGAAAAAGGGATTGATATAACAACATTGAATAAAAAGGCAGATTATATTGAAGCAATTACAGCATTTGATAATAATAGCAATGAAGTAGATTATCAAGAATTTCAGTGAGGAAATAGTTATGATACAAAGTCCATGGATAACACCGCAGGAAGTAAGAGAGTATTCTGAAATACAAGCAGTACAACAGCGTAATGATACACGACTTGCAGTAGATATTGCAAGAGCAGAACAATATATTATGACATATACACATAATCGTTTTGAAGATATGAAACAAATACCGCCAGAAATTAAAACAGCAGTATTAATTCTATCGGAAGCATATGCTTATAATGCTGTAGTGTTAAGCAATGAAATGAAATCAGAAACATTTGACGATTATAGTTATACCACTGAAAAAAATCAAATCAATATTGATAATTTAGATATTGCAGCATTGTTAGATGATTATGTTGTAACAAAACCTACAAATGGAATATTGTTTCGTATGAGAAAGTTATAGGTGATACTGTGAGTTTAGAAAAATTATTAAATCATACTTGTGATATTTATCATATACAGAGAAAAGATGTTTCTATTGGTTATGGGTTGGCTACATCACCTTCTTTTTATTATTCTGAAGAACCAGATATTAGTAGTCAAAAGTGCCATTTTGGAGTCAATTCTCAAAATATGAATATCACACAAACAGAGCCAGTTAATATCATGCAATCTAAAATAAAATTGACATTACCTATTGAAGCAGATATTCGTATCAATGACAAAATAATAGACTGCATGACAGGATTAGAATATACAGCAGAACAGCCAGTTTATATTAGAAATCATCATATTTTTGTGTATATCAAAAAAGTAGGAGAGGAGAAAATGCTATAATGTCTACTATAAATTTTGATATGAGCGAATTAAAACAGTTTTTTCAGCAAATGGAAAATGTAGCAAGAGGGAAATTTAAGGAAGATTTTACAGTGTGGTTGGAAGCGATTGGATTCGATTTTTTGAGAGTAGTACAAGACGAAATTAAAAATCGGAAAGTGATAGATAGTCGTTTATTACTAGATAGTTTTACAAAAGATGATAGTGGAAATGTTTGGAGAATGTTAGATGATGGATTGACATTAGAAGTTGGTACAAATGTAAACTATGCTAACTATGTAGAAAAAGGACATTGGACAAATCCCCAAGGAACAGCACAACGATTTGTACCAGGATATTGGGAAGGTGACCGCTTTATTTATGATAAAAATGCAGAAAGTGGTATGGTATTAAAACAAAAGTGGATAGAAGGAAAACACTATTTTGAAAGTGCTTTACGTATTTATGAAACAATTTTTAAAGAAAGTACAGAAAGAAAATTACAGCAATGGATTGATAACTATTTTACTGTATAGGGGGAACAAATATGATAGAACAAGAAACAGCAAGTATTATCAAATTTGTAACAGAAAATGCAGGAAATCCCTATACTTATTACTGGAATGTTCCTCAAAATTTTATGATTCCTGCTGTTTATTTTACTACACCAGAAATGATAACAGGAGGAGAAACATTTTTAACATATTATATAGATTTTAGTTGGTATATCCATTTCTTTCATAAAACAGCACAACATGCCTATACGATTGCTCAAAAGGTACTTACAGCAATCAAGCAACAAAAAAATTTGATACCACTGATTTCAGAAAACGGCAACATAATAGAGAATAATTGGGTACGTGTAAATGACCCTAGTGTTGAAATCATAGAAAACGGAACAGCACAGCTTACCGTTACATGGAGAAGTCGCAGACCATACAATAAGGCTGAAATACAAAAAATACAAGCATTTTATGTTGATATGTCTATAAAATCCGAAAAATAAGGAGGGAATATAAAATTATGGCAAATAAAACAATCAAAAAATCTGAAACAGAACAAAAATTTACATTAGAAAAATTAAAACAAAACTGTCGTAAATTATTTGGTGTTTCTGAGAGTACATTTTTTGGTGCAACATACAACATGACAGGAAAATACACCATTTCAGAAATGAAAACCCATATTGAAGCATGGAAAAAGAAAGGGGTGAAATAATATGGCTGGAGGACGATTTGATAAATTAGTAGGAAAAGTACGTCCAGGTACTTATATCAATTTTGAAAGCGGTAGAGAAAATAATATTATCAGTACAGGTAAAAGAGGTACTGTTATGATACCACTTTCAAAAGCTACATATGGTCCTGCAAAACAGTTTATAAAATTAACAAATGCAAGCCCTGATGCAGAAGTGGCTAGATTAGGATATAGTATTTATGATGATGACGATAACAGACAAATGTTGTTCATTAGAGAAGCATTGAAAAGAGCAACTATTGTATATGTTTATATATTGACAGAAGGAAAAAAGGCACAATCTGAAATTACAATGACAATACAACAAAAAAATGATGAAAATTTAACTACAAATGTATTAACAGCAACAGCAAAATATGGAGGTAGCAGAGGAAATACATTTACAGTAACAATAGACGCTAATCCATTAGGTGGTTATGATGTTCTGATTCATGTTGATGGAAATAAGGTAATAGAATATGAAAGATTATATACAGTAGAAGAATTGATTGCATTAAATAATCCATATGTTGTTTTTAAAGGAGAAGGCATACTTGGAGAAGCAGCAGGAACAACATTGACTGGCGGTACAGATGAAAATGTGTCTAATACAGATATTACTGATTTTATAGATGCATGGGAATCTATAAAATTTAATACGGTTTGTTTTCCATTTGATGGAGAAGAATCAGAAAATGTCAAACAGGCAGCGCTTACAAAAGTAAAATATATGCGTGAAAATATGGGCAAAGGAATACAAGTAGTTATACCAAATGCCGGTAATATGAATTATGAGGGTGTTATCAATGTAACGAATAGCGTTTCTATTGATAATAATGCGTTGAGTCTGGAAGAAGTATGTGCATGGGTAGCAGGAGCAACAGCAGGTGCAGCGAATACGGAAAGTCTTACTTATGTACCCTATGCAGGAGCAACAGCAGTTGTAAAACCAAAAAGTAATGAAGAAGCGATTGCAGCTATCCGTAATGGGGAGCTGTTTTTTTCTGTTAATGAAAATAATGAGGTTGTTGTGGAATATGATATTAACAGTCTTACTGCATTTGGAGATAAAAAAGATAAAAGTTATAGAAAAAATCGTATTATACGTGTATTTGATACGTTTCAGGAAACCATACAACTTAATTTTCCACCTAATAAATTTCATAATAACTCCAATGGTTGGGATATTATGGAAGGTATTGGAAAAACAATATTGAAGCAGTTTGAAGATATGGGAGCAATTACAAATGTACGCTATAATGAAGATTTTTTAGTTGATAGAAAAAGAAGTGCTGATGATGAAACCTATTTTAATATCGGTTTGCAAGCAGTGGACAGTGCAGAAAAATTATATTTTACCATTACAACAAGATAATTAGTATAGGAGGAATGTTTTATGGAATATAATCATGCACCCATATCATTGAGAGAAGGACATGTTTATTTAGATGGTGTAGAAATTGCAGATAGCATAAAATGTGAAATTAAATTTACTCCTGATGTTTGGACTGGCAGACAGCTTGGAGAATTAACACCAAGTAGTCGCTGGTTAGGTTATGCCATTACAGGGAATATTACACGCCGTCGTTCTTCTAAATGGTTGGAGGAGAAAATTATAGAATACAAAGAAAGTCATGAAACACCTGAAATGAAAATACAGGGCATTATGGAAGATAAAAATAGTGATTATTATAAGGAATATGGTACAAATACTGTAACTTGTGTAGGCTGTGTTTTGACAGGTGACTTACCTCTTACTATGCTTGATAGTGGCGGTGATGTTGTAGAGGATTCTATATCATTTAATGCAAAAGATGTTTTAATATAAAAGGAGAGAATAATTATGTCAGAAAATAAAAAAGATTTAAAATATTTTATGAGAAATACAGAAACAGAAATCGTAACTGCACCTGGTCCAAGTAGCTTTAAAGATGAGAATGGTAAAGTAATACAGTTTGAAATTAAAGTATTGTCACAGGAACAAATCAATAAAATTAATGATGCCTATCGTAGAAAGAGTATGGCAACAGACAAAAAGGGCAATCCACTGATTGCTATGGGTGAAGTAGTATGGAAAACAGAAAAGGATACTGAAAAATCTGTCAGACATATGATTGTAGAGGCTTTGCAGTATCCAAATCTAAAAAGCAAAGAACTTATGGACTATTATGGATGTGTAGATATTACAGATATGCCTTTAAAAGTATTTTCAAAATCAAATGAATATCAACACGTTCTTCGTATTGTTATGCAGGCTTTAGGAATGGCAAGTGAAATAAATGATGAGGAAGAATTAGAAGCAGCAAAAAACTAATTCGTGAGGCAGGAAGTACAGCATATTGGGCAAGCGTTTTGTGGCAAAGACATCATATGCGTATGGAAGAATTTTATCATATGCCTAGACGTTTGCAGCTTCTTTATATTGCCTCAGAATTAGAAGAAAATAAAAATCCTGTGAGAAATGACATATTTAGATATAAATAGACACGGAATGAAAAAAGTATGTAGAAAAATTTTACTCTATATGTTATAATTGTCATAATTTAATGTCAATTTTGAATATATAGGGAGGTTTATTATGAAAAAAAGTAAGTGCTTAAATTTTATGTATTTTAGCAAATTAAGGGTTTTTTTATTAATTATTTTGTTATTTGTATTATCATTAACTGCTTGTAGTAGTGATACAAAAGCTAGTGAAAAGGCAATATCAGTAGCTAAAAGTGCTATTGAAGTTGCAGATAATTATTTAGATAACAAAATAAGTAAAGATGAAGCAGATAGTCAATTAAGTTCTCTTAAATCTGATATGTCATATGTTGATGATATGGAACAAAATGATGAACATAAAGCGACTGATTTTTCAATTAGTAGCTCTATCACAATGTTATCAACAAATATATTTCATGATAGTTTAGATAGCACAAATGAAACCTATGATAAAATTTTAGAAACAAGAAATGATATTGCAGAAAAAGCAGGTTTAGAAAAAAGATAATTTTAAGAAAGGATAGAAAAGATTATCATGAAAAAATTATGTGTAACATTTTTATTAATTGTGTTTATGTTCACTGGATGTTCTAAAAAACAGGATATATCTAATAATACAGATAGTGACAATGCAACAACAATGTCTAACTCTAATGAATCTAACTTTACTGAAGAAAATACTACTATACCTACTTCTACTGAAGAAAATACTACTATTACAAGTGTTTTAAAAAATGGATTTTCTATGAATAATGTAGAAAATGTTTCAGTTTATTTTGATTCTAACTCCAATACTTATACTGTTTTAATGGCGTTAGGAGAAAAAGCTACTACATTTGATGATATGTGGAAAAATAATCAATGGGACAATTACAAATCTACATTTTTAGAATTATCCAATAAGGTAACAAAAGTAGCAAAATCTTCTGATGAAAGTTCTAACTATAGAATTATATGTACTGTTGAAAATGTTGCCTTACTTATATGTGATGGTGACTCTTATATATTTGACATATATAATTCAGAAGTACATGAAAAAATATCTGCAATGCTTGAATCTATAGCATATAATTTGGCTAAATTTACATATGCAGAAGTTTTGTATGACGCTAATGATAATATGTACACACTTAAAGCAAGTGCAGGATTTTCAAAAAAAGAGTTACTAGATATGTCTTCTGAAGATTTAAACAATATAATCAATTCTGTACCAGATACTGCAAAAGGTATTTATAATATGGTAGCATTAGCAGATAAAAATATGAAATTTACTTTTCAACTTCTTGATGAAATAGATAAATCATTGTTGATAACTGTATATAATGATGAAATAACATATAATTATTTTGAAGAATAAAACTTAAAATATTAAGGGTTTTGCAAATGCAAGACCCTTTTTCTATGTCTTTAGCAGAGGGGGGAGAGATATAGCGAATTTAACGGCGACATTTGGTATCTTAGATAATATGAGTAGTACTATAGCAAGTATTGCGCAAGCTGGGTTATCTATGACAGAGCAGTTTGAAAGAGCAGGAGAAGCAGCAAGTGCAGTATTTGATACTGTTTCTCAAGGGTCAGTTGCAGCAGCGTCTAGTATAGATGGTGTTGCAACATCTATCAATTCTTTACAGAATACAACAAATAATGCTACTTCCTCTACTGATGCATTGTTAGATAGTATCAATCGTTATGGAGATAGTATGCAGGATATTACAACGCAAACAGATTCTTTATCAGATTCTTTCAATCATTATGGCGATAATTTAGATGAAACTATAAGAAATACAGAACAGCTAGGAGAAGCAGGCACTTCTGCAAGTGAAAATATTGCAGCATTAGAAGAAGTGATGCGACGCTGTGGACTTGCTGCTGGGGAATTAAGCTCAGAAATAGAAAAAGCGAACGACAATGAACAAAAATTGTCGCAAGCAATGCAAGAAGCGTCACAAATATCAGAACAATTAGCAGATAATAATAGGGTTTCTACAGAAGCAAGAGAAAATCTTACAAGAGCAAGTCAAGAGGCAGAAGAAGCTATAAATGAATTAACATTAGCACAACAATCTGCAGAAGAAGCTATGACAGAATATGACAGAATCATTGCTTCAGGTACAAACAATATTGAAGAACTTAGACAAGCAGCAGAGCGAGTAAGTCAAACTTCAGAAGAACTTGACAATGCAAATAGACGAGCTGCTGACGCTACAAATGAATTGAGTGAGGCAACTCGAAGGGCAGCGGATGAAGCTGAAAACGGCAGTCAAAGAGGAGCTAATGCCATAGAAGAATTAGAAAAAGCATTAGCAGCAGCTGGTATTGCAAAATTGATTAGTGAAATAAAAGACGCTTTTATGGAAGCTTCTGCCGCCGCCGCAGAATTTGAAACAGGCTCTAAAAAAATATCTACTATTGCAGATACAACACAAGTATCTCTTTCTCAAATGTCATCTGATATTATGAATCTGTCAAGAGATACAGGTATTTTTGCCGCAGACTTAGAAGAAGCTACCTATTCTGCACTTTCAGCTAGTGTCAATACTGCTGACGCAGTAGAATTTACAGCAACCGCTTCCAAATTAGCAACAGGTGGTTTTACTAGTTCTGCAACAGCAGTAGATGTATTGACCACAGCATTAAATGCTTATGGCTTGGAAGCAGGTAAAGCAAGTAATATTTCGGATATGCTTATACAGACGCAAAATTTGGGTAAATGTTTTGCTCCCCTATTCAGAAGATGGATAGGTGAAAAGCGGGTTAAAATTGGAAGGCTAATGACTACTCAATAATTGGTCTATGCTAATCAATTACCACTTAATAATGAAAGTTATTAAAGGTTTAGAGACTAGATAAAGTAAGCTAAGTAAAACTGTGATTATTTATCAGCAGTTTCTATATGCAGAAATGTCCACGAAATCCGCACCCCTAACGTATGATAGACGAGGGGTAAGAGATAGTCCAACTCTATGTGAAAACATAGTTCCAGAATAAAGAGTCTGGACAATGAAGAAAGAAAACAACAGTTGATGAACTTGCAGCGTCTGTTGGTAAAGTGATTCCTCTTGCGTCTGCTTATGGTGTTGAAATGGATAATCTTTCTGCAGCTTATGCAGAATTAACAAAAGGCGGTATTGCAACAGCAGAAGCAGGTACTTATTTAAAGGCTATGCTGAATGAATTAGGAGATAGTGGAAGTGATGTTACAGAAATTTTAATTGCAAGAACAGGTAGTTCTTTTGCTCAGCTTATGCAACAAGGTTATTCTCTTGGTGATGTTATGGCAGAACTTGGGGCAAGTGTAAATGGTGATGCTGGTGCATTTAATGAGTTATGGAGTAGTTCAGAAGCTGGTATTGGTGCATTATCTCTTTATAATGCAGGAGCAGAACAATTTAATAGTACTCTTACAGCTATGCAAAATTCTATTGGAGCAACCGACGCAGCATATGAAGCTATGACAGATACTACAGCACACGCACAAGAAGAAATGGCAAATGCAGCAAACAATTTAAAAATAGCAGTAGGACAAAATATCAACCCCATGATAGAAAAATTATATCAAGGTGGAACAAAAATTTTAAATGTTATGTCAAGTTTTGCTCAACAACACCCTACTGTAGTAAAAGCAATTTCTGCTGTTGTAGTAGCAGCAGGTGTAGCAGCAACCGGACTATTAGGCTTTGCCACAATAACACAGCTTTCTGTTATTCCAGCAATTATTGAATTTGCGACTACACTGAATTTAGCACTTGGTCCTGTTGGTTGGTTAGTCGTAGGTATTACTGCACTTGTATCAGGTGTAGTAGCACTTTGTTCAATGTGGGAAAAAGCAGAAGATGAAACCGCAGGTATGACAGCAACAACACGAGAGCAATATTATGAAATACAAAACTTAAATGAGCAATATGAAAAAGCCTGTGAGAAACATGGAGAATTGTCTGATGAAGCATTAACGTTAAAATATCAATTAGATGATTTATCAGCGTCATTTGAAGAAAACAGACAAACAGTAGAGCAATTTTCAGCAGAAGTTGATGCTCTTTGTCAAAGTGTAGAAGAAATTGGAAATAGCTATGATGAAGGAATGTCAAAAATCAATTCGCAAGAAGTTGGTGCAATGGCACTCATTCAAAAATACAAAGACTTGTCTACACAGACAGAGTTGACAGTAGCACAACAAAAAGAATTAGATACTGTTAGCAATAAATTATCACAAACTTATCCAGATTTAGCAAAACAATTAGACGAAGCAACCATTAGTACAGAAGATTATGTTACGGCAATGAAACTTGCTTGTAAACAAGAAGCTGAAAAGCAGCGACAACAACAAGCAGAAGAAACTTATATTGAAGCATTGCAAAAACAAGTTGAATTGGAAAACGAAATTGCAAAAGCAAATGAAAATATAAGGCTGGAGCAAGAGCGCATTCACAATATGAGTGGTTGGGAACGTCTTACTACATTTGGAGAAACAGATGACCTCAAAACGTATCAAGCAGAATTAGACAAATTAACAACAGCGCAAAAAGAAAATAATGCTGTAATATCTGAAATTGAATATTACTGGGAAAGTGCATCACAAGCAGCAGAGCAAGCATTAAATGGTGTTGTGAATGCAGAACAGGGGGCAGCAGTTGCTTATGAAAGTGTTAGAGCCGAGGTTGAGGCTCTTTGCACAGCTTATGATGAAGCATATTTAGCAGCAATGAAAAGCTTTGAAGGACAATTTGGTTTATTTGATAAAGCAGAAGCAGATACAGATGCAACTGTTAGCAATGTACAAGCTGCACTTGACAGTCAGTTAAGTTATTGGGATAGTTACTTATCTAATATAGAAACATTAAAAACTACTTCTTATGAAAGTTTAGACGTTACAGAAGAAAATTATAATCTTTTGATGTCTTATGTGCAAGATGGTAGTGCAGAGGCGGCTGGGCTTGCAGCAAGTTTAGCGGAAGCGATAGAAAGTGGAAATACAGAGGTCATTTCAAAAATAATCAATACAATGGGAGAAGTGCAATCAAAACAGCAAGAAGCGGCAGCAGCTACAGCAGACTGGCAGACAAATTTTAGTTCTGAAATGGACGCAATAGAACAAAAAATGCATGAAACAGTAGAAAATATGAATATAGCTGATGGTGCGAAAGCGTCTGCTGATGAAACAATCAATGCCTATATCAATGGCATCAAAAATGGAGAAGGCGGTGCAGTTGCAGCAGCACAATCTGTAGCAAATGCAGTAGCAGCAACATTGGCAAGTGTAACACCAAGTATCAATATTGGTGTTAATACAAGTGGCACTGTTCCGGGACATGCAAATGGTACAACAAATGCAGAAAGCGTATTTATAGCAGGTGAAAAAGGACCAGAATTGATAGCAAGAAAAGCAGCGACATATGCTAGTGGAACAACAAACAGTACAGATTATTTTATAGCAGGCGAAAATGGTCCAGAACTTATTATTGGACAGCAAGGTAGTACTGTATTTCCTACGAGTGAAACGGACAAGTTAATCAATGCTTTAAATTGTGAACCGAAACCATTACAAGTATTTTCTAATAGTAATCAAAATACAGAAAATCAATTTGTAAAAACTCCTATAGAACAACAAAAACATATTGTACTAGAAATAGCAGGAAAAGGAAATATTGAAGTTGGTGGGAACAAAGGTGTTAGTAAAGAAACAGTGATTGAAATACTTTATGAATATATCAAGCCAGCTTTAATGAATATCATACAAAATGAAATTTATGAGGAAGGAGAACTATCATATGATTATTAAATATGAAATGTGGTTAACATACAATGCAGAAAAAGAAAAAATACAACTACCTGTATTGCCTTCCTCTTTTGAAATAAAAAATGGAAGTAAAAATGACAGTATTGATATTGTAAGTTTAGGAGAAATCACAATTATGCAAAGTCGTGCTGCTTTACAATTTCGTTTTTCTAGCTTTTTTCCAGCAACAAAATTTCCAGGAATACAAGTCAGCAATATTACAAAACCGCTTACATTGATACAAAAAATCAATGAATGGAAGGCAAGCAAAACACCCATTCATTTTATTGTAACAGCTTGTGGAGTAGATATTTATGTAACAATAGAAGATTTTAGTTATTCAGAAGAAGGCGGTGATGTTGGTACTTATCAGTATAGTATAACACTAAAAGAATATAGAGAAATCACAATACGGCAAGTAAATGTAGATATACTAAATAAAAATGCTCAAGTAGAAAAAGGAAAAAGAAGAATAGATAATACTGTAAAGCCTAAAACATATACTGTGAAAAGCGGAGACTGTTTATGGAATATTGCAAAAAAATATTATAATAATGGTTCAGAATACAAAAAAATATATGAAGCAAATAAAGAATCGATTGGTGGGAATCCTAATTTGATTTATGCTGGACAGGTTTTGACTTTACCATAAGGGTGGTGTAGCAATGCATTTGATACTTATAAAAAATAAACAATATTATGATATAACAGAACTGGTGGAACAGATACAATGGAAAGGCAGAAAAGGTTCTTCCTGTAGAACATTAAATGTAACACTGATTGATGATGACGGATACCAACACGCTAGAAGTAATATTGATGTGGAACAGGGACATCAATGTTTGTTTTATTATAATGATATAGAACTTTTTAGAGGCATTATTATGACACAAGTACAAAATAACAATAAGAAAATGACATTTACTGCTTATGACAATGGTATCTATCTAGCAAATAATAAGGATACTTTTACTTATGAAAATAAAACAGCAAGTGATATATTTCGAGATTGTTGCAATCGCTTTCATATTCCTATGGGAGAAGTATCAGAATGTACTTATAAAATACCAGAATTAACAAAAAGCAAAACAACTGCATTTGACACCATTGCGGACGCTTTAAGTCTTGATTTTGATGCAACAGGCATTAGACATTATGTCATTAGCAAAAATGGAAAACTGAATTTAATCACAAGACGTGAAAATATATTGCAATGGGTTATTGAAACAGAACAAAACATGAAAAGCTATTCTTATACAAAAAGTATAGAGGATATAAAAACACGTGTCAAAATGGTATCAAAAGAAGGTACAAGCATTGCGGAAAAAAGTAATACAGAATTAGAAAGTAAAATAGGCATTTTTCAGGAAATCGATAAACCAGATGAAAGCCTAACAACAGCACAGATAAATGACAAAATAAGTAGCCTGTTTCATGAAAAAAGTACACCAGAAAAAACACTAACAATAGAAGCATTAGGCATACCAGAAGTCACTTCTGGTATAGGAGTGTATATTATTATTCCAGAATTAGAATTATATCGTACATTTTATGTTGATGAGGATACCCACACTTTTAAAGATAATATGCACACCATGTCATTAAAACTAAATTATGCAAATGATGTTTCAAAACAACAAAATGATAATAATAATTATAACATAGGAGATATTGTACAATTTCAAGGCGGTTATCATTATGTGAGTAGTACAGCAGATAAGCCAGTTGGTGCAAAATGTGAAGCAGGTACAGCAAAAATTACATTGATTGCAAATGGCGCAAAACATCCATATCATTTAATTCATATAGATAATGCTACAAAAGTATATGGTTGGGTAGACGAGGGCAGTTTTCAAAAAATGTAAAATACTAGAATAATTAGCTAAAAATGCAAAAAAATACAAAATATATCGGTAAAAAAATACAAGAAAATACACAAAATATTAGAGTAATTTGTAATACACAAAATATTAGAGTAATTTATTAAAAAACATTAGATTAATTTGTCGGAAAACAGTATAGTGTAATTTGTTGAAAATAAAAAAAGAATATGCTAAAATAAAAATAAGGTGACCGTGATGGGCAGTCAGCCTCCCTCCATATTGGAAGGAGGTGATGATTATGATGACTACATACGAAGCTTTGTATCTTTGTATAGCGTTTGCTACGCTAGTCGTTTTAATCCTTGACTTTAAGTCAAAAAAATAACTGCCCTATATGCCCACAAGGCAGTTATTTTAGATTATAAATAACTAACTAAAAGAGGCTGACCCCTAACGCCCTTGTGCGGAGGGTGACGGTCACCTACTTTATTAAATAAAGTATATCATTTGAAATAAATTTTGTAAAGTATCTGTTTTCAAAGCAGATGCTTTTTTTATGCAAAAAACAGGAGGTGTAGCATGACAAGTGAAACAGAAAAAACAAGTGTAAAGCAACTATTTCAGGAAATGAATAAAGGAAATACTGTAGAAGTATTACAGGGTATGGTAATTTCTGAAAATCCCATCAAAATACAAATGATAAATGATGAAAAATTGATTATTGGACCAAACATTACTTATGTTCCAAGACATCTTACAGATTACAAAACCCACATTGATATTGTACAAAAAGATGGTATTGTTGACAGTCATACTAAAACAGATGGCAGCCACTCTCATAGTGGTGTACATGGGCAGACAAGTGCAACAACACACACTCATTCTTTAGATACATTCCATATTTATGATATGGAAATAACAGTATACAATGCTTTAAAAGTTGGAGAAAAAGTTCATATTCTTTCATTTAATCATGGTAAACAATATTATGTATTGGATAGGGTGATGTTATGAGTGTGTTTATTCCAATTCCTATTGAAACAGTAAGTGAAGCAACAGAAAAACCATCATGTACATATCGTCTTGATATAGATAATGGTAGAATTGTAGGGAAAATAGACGGTATAGAAGCAGTAAACCAAGCAATTAGAAAAGCAATCATTACACCTCGTTTTAAATGTCTGATATACGACAATCAATATGGAAGTGAAATAGAAGATGCTATTATTACAAAAAGTGCAACAAAAAATTATATGGAAGCTGCAATAGAAGGATTTATAAAAGATGCACTTTTACCAGATACACGAATATTATCTCTTTATGATTTTAAAATGACATGGAATGAAGATATTGCGTGTATTTTTTTGAAAGCAGATACGATTTTTGGAGAAACAGAAATGCAGGTGATGATATAAATGTTTGAAGATAATACCTATGAGCGACTTTTAGAAGATGTTCTGAACAATGCGCCAAAAGGTATTGATACAAGACAGGGAAGTATATTTTATGATGCCATTTCAGGTATATTATTAAAAGTTGCAAAATTGTATACAGATTTAGATAGTATTGTGGAAATGACAACAGTAAAAACCGCAACAGGGGAGGCTTTAGATACAAGAGCAAGCGAATATGCAGTCAAAAGATTAGAAGCAACAAAAGCAAAATATTATGCAACATTTGAAGGCGTTACTCCAAAAATTGGAGAACGCTTTTATTATGATGGTTTTTATTTTGTTTTTCAATTAAATGATAAAGGAGGTTATTATTTTGAAGCAGAAAAAGCAGGAAAAAATGGAAATGATATTTATGCAGGTACACCAGCCGTTCCTGTCAATACGATAGAAGGTTTAATATCAGCTACATTTGGTGAAATTTACGAAAGAGGCTCTGACAGTGAAGATGATGAGAGCCTTCGTAATCGTGTTATTGAAAAAATTTCTGGACCAGCAGAAAACGGAAATAGACAGCATTATAAAACATGGTGTGAAAGTATTGATGGTGTAGGTAGAGCAAAGATATTTCCATTATGGAACGGGGAAAATACAGTGAAAGCAGTGCTAATTGATACAACTGGAAAACCTTGCGGAGAGTCAAAAGTTGCAGAGGTGCAGAATTATATTGACCCTGCAAATAAGGGAATGACTGCCATAGTAAATGGAAAAACATACATTGTAGGAGATGGACTTGGAAATGGTGTAGCAAATATTGGAGCGCATTTTACGGCAGTTGCTGCAAATCCTATTGAAATTACAATTTCGTTTGAATCAGAATTAACAAGTGAAACGGTTGCAGAAGATGTAAAACAACAGGCAGAAAAAACAATAGAAGAATATATTACAAATATGATATTGACTGCAAAAGATTCAGAAAATATTGTTGTGAGAATTTCTGCTATTGGCGCAATATTAAGTAATGTAAAAAATTTAGTGGATTATACTAATATTCGCTTAAATGGTGGTGTTCATAATATTGTTGTAAAAGAAGATGATGTTCCTATATTAAAAGAGGTGATAATGGAATGAAGTTTTATCACAAATATTTTAAAAATAACTATGAAGAATTGATTCGTTATTATCCAAGATATTATAGAGAAGTTTTTGAAATGGTAGAGATTCTCAAATCACATGGAAAAATTGCGGATAGTTTGGAAGAAAATATCGAAAGGGTATTTTTGAATCATTTTATACTTACGGCAGATGAAAAAACAATCAAAATATGGGAAGAAGATATTCTTGATATTACCTATAGACAAAAACTTTCACTAGAACAAAGAAAAGCTGTTATTATTGCAATATTATGCGGACATGGACATATTGGAGAACCAGAAATAAGAGAGATTATAGCAAATTATACGCAAAATAATGTTGCGATTGATTTTAAAAAAGGAATATTATCCATACTCATAGATGGTGTTTTATTTGATGAAATCAATTTATATGAAACTTTATTGCGTAGGATTCCTGCTCATATTGCATTTGGAATGAGTGTACATAGTAAACGAGAATTTAAACAACAATTAAATGTATATTATGGTGGTGCGATTGGAACAAATTATTGTTATGCTCCAGTTAATCAGTATATTAAAAATAAAATGTTGCTGCCGATTGCCCAAAAGGGAGTTTTATTTTCTAATCAATCTATAAAGCTTGCAAATATAAAACATATTTCTAAAAGACAATCACAGACTGTAGGAGGGGTTTACTATACTACATATATTAAATCAAAATTAATAGAATAGGGGGAAATGATAATGTTTGAAGATGGCAGCTATAGTTGTTCAAAAGGTGTTGCACTGATAGCAAAAGTGTTAGCTGGCAAGTGTAAAATGAATTATACAAGAGCAGCAGTAGGAAAAGGAACGATTCCAGAGGGAAAAAATCCTAAAACAATGACACAGCCAGCAGATTATGTTATGGAAGCAAAAATTGCTGCTGTAACAAATCCAGTGAATGGAGAGTGTCAAGTTACAGTACAAATTAATAGTTCAGATGTTGAAAAGGGATTTTTTGTTACAGGAATACTGCTTTATGCACAAGACCCAGATGAAGGGGAAATTCCTTATACTTATCTTATGCTTGAAAATGGTCCAGAATGGATAAGACCTTCCAGTTCTGTTGTTGGCAAATTGGCAACATTTGAAATCATTGCAGCAGTTGGAGATGTGGATACTGTTACAGCAACAATAGATTCAGATACGATTGTTACAAAAACAGTAGTAGAAAAAATGATTGCTGAATCTATGGTACAGAGGGATATTGTCATACCGACAACAGCATGGACGGAAGAAATTGCAGAGGGCGGAGGGGGAGGCGTATATGCAAATGTGGTGCAGAAAGATGTCACGGACGAAATGATACCCATTGTTAGCATATTTCGGGAGTGTATGAGTATTGCTAGAAATTGTGGTATGAGTACTACAGTTGAAACGGTAAACGGTGGCGTGAAGTTTTATGCAGAAAAAACGCCAGAACAGGATATTGGAGCAAGTCTTTTGTTGTTGAGGGCAAGCGGGGGCAGTGGTACATATATCAAAACATGGCTAGTGATGAGGAAGTACAGGAAATGCTGAACGAAGTATTTGGTAGTAAAACAGATGAAAATGTAGAAGAACAATAAAATAAAAATTTTAAAGAAAAATAGATGGTAATTTTAAGGAGGAAATGAATTATGGCTTATGATGGAAATAAATTGACAAAAGTAGAAGCATTAAAAGCATTGGCTGAAAGAGTAAATAATGATTTTATTACAAAGGCAGAAGCACAAAAGCAAATTAAACAGGAAGTTGCGCAGGCTGGACATGCGAAATTTGAAAAAGTGGACACATTACCAGCAGTGGCAGACGCACAAGAAAATGTCATGTATTTACTTTACAATGAAACAACAGCACACTATGATATTTATGCTAAAATTGGTGAAAATATGGAACAGCTTGACGATACAACGGTTGATTTGAGCGGTTATGTTGCAAAAGAGGAAGGAAAAGAGTTAATCACAACAGAAGAAAAAACAAAACTTACAGGTATTGCAGAGGGTGCAACAAAAGTAGAACAAAGTCAAACAAACGGCAATATTAAAATAAATGGGGAGGAAGTCACCGTTTTTGAAGCGGAAATTGCAACAGATGCAGAAGTCACAGAAATGCTTGATGAGGTATTCGGCACAACAACAACTACACCAGAAACACCAGAAGAAAATGCTTAAAAGGGGAGATTCTCCCCTTTTTTATATGGAAAAGAGGTGTAAA